TTTTTTCTGGCGGTTCTGCTCCTGTTTTACTTTTTTTTCTTTGGGGGGGGGTTCCTCTTTTTTTTCTATTCTTTTTTGAGGGCGGGAATACACATGCGCAGGGATATTAATTTAATCCCAGCCGGCCCAGAGGATCAAAGGGGTGCATACCCCCGTCGAACCCCCCGGGGGGTCAATCCTATTAAAAATTTGAGCATAATAGGCCCGGAATGGGGCTGGCCCGCAGTTAGGTTGATCGGTTGACAGGTCAAGGGGCGGGATTGTATTGAGGATAAAAGCATTTAAAATATAGGGGAGATCGGTTGTAAGTGGGATCGGTTGAGATCGGTTGTGTATTGGGGAAATCAGTCCTATCTACTTATCTCAACTTAAGATTATCAATAATAGATAATAAAGTGCTGTTGTGGGATTTTGTGCAGTGCGCACAATTTCCCCGCGCCCATTTTTACAAAGTCTTTGCATTAGATCGGTTGATAGGTTGTAATCGCATTTAACCCCTTATAAACACTATACTTAATAGTCAACTTATCATCTTAAAAAGATAGGTTGAATGGCCCCTAGATAGGTTGCGAGCTTGACAACAGCCCCCGCTGAATGTAATATCCTAAAAGAAAGTTAAAGAAAACAGTAGACGCGCCGAAAATATTTGATATAATAAACACGTTTCAAGGATATAAACTAAATCAAAACAAACGGGAGAACAGGATTATGAACAATACACCTTGGAAAGTAGGCAAGTATAAAGATATTGGGTTCATTACCGACGGCAAAGACCGACTTGACATAGGCCGGATTGTCGGTTGCCTGTCATACCGGGAAGAAAAACTTAATCAAATTGCGACCGCCTGCAACACGCATGAGGAGCTTGTCACAGCCCTGAAATGCTGGGCCTCGGCTGTCACAGATGAAGAGAAAAAGCACTGCCTGAAAATCACATGGCAGGTTCTCAAAAAAGCCGGGGTGAAGTCATGAAACTGAGAAAACTACACTGGCCCCTTTCTTTTGCCGTCGAATGGGGCCGAAAAGCCGGATGCGGGGAATATTCCTATGGGCTGGCATTGATCCCGTTTGGCTGGGGGTTTAATTTTAAAAGTAACCCCCATGAAATGGTCATGAATTTTGGGCCTCTGGCCTTCTTTTGCCATAGACCGCTTGCCTGATGATGGCCGCAAGGCCGAAACGCGCACGGCAAAACATCGCCGCGCGCGTCTGAAGGTAAAAACTAAAACGGGAGATTTTTTATGAATATATATCGATTCTTTTTCAGTGATCGGAGTATATGCGAAATTGGCGGCAATTCTGAATTAGACGCGCGCATTAAAGTCTTACGGCATCGCAAAGACTATGGCGGCCTTCCTTATCCCGGAATGATTGATGCGCAGCGGCCGCATGTGATCGAAAATCGCGGAATTTATATCACGCGTGCAGAGCTTGTCCCCGGTGTTGGAAGTGTCGAAGAGCTCATAGAGGCCGGGATTAAGTCTGGGGAAATAATAGGATAACTTCCTACACTGATGATGGCCGCAAGGCCGAAACGCGCGCCGGAAATCTAGGCGGAGACATGAAACTCCGGAAATTCTAGGGCGCGCGTCTGTAGGTAAAAACTAACGGGAGGAAATTATGGAATGGGAAATATCTTTACTAGATGACGGCACACTTGACACGGTTTTATTGGTCCGCGTGCCGAAAAAAGACGGATCATTTTTGTCTGAAGAGGTCCGCTTTAATGATGTCGAACGGAATGAAGACGGCACTATTCCCGATCATGAATGGGACCGTCTCAAAGATGAAGCGCGTGAAGAGGTCGAAGAAAGAATTCAGGCATACAACGAAGACGCGCAGGATCGGAGGTTAGGCCGGGATTGATCCGCTTGCCTGATGATGGCCGCAAGGCCGAAACCGGGCGCGCCGCGCGCGTGTCCCGGTCGCAAGATATAACGGGAGGTAATATCATGGAGAATTTAATAGAAGAGAAAGTGCAGGACATTCGCGCGCGGCTGGCCGCCGTGGATGAGTTTTTGAAAGTCAATAAGCGGAACTGGATGACAGCCGAGGAAAGCGCGCGGCTTAATTCCCCGTCTAATGAAGAGCTCAGCGCGCTAGAGGTCTATGACTTCAAACGCGACAAGCCTGAACGATATTTCGCCTATGTTGATAAGGAATTTCGATTCCTTACCACGTGGACGGGGGAACGTCTCGCGCGCATTTATTATCAGGGCTGCGAAACGCGCGACAATTTCGGCGGCAAACGGCGATATTTTCGCGCCGAAGCTATAAACGGGCTCGTGTATTGGGGGTATCACTTCTCAAGCAGCGGAGATTATGCCCGTATGTACGAATTAAAAGGCCGCGTAGTGTGCCAGCAAAATATTGACTACATAAACGAAGCAAAATAAACGGGAGAACACTATGAATGAACAGACGAAAAAATACCGCGAGGGAGAGCTCAAGGAATTAAAAACCGGGGATGATTGGTACACGATCCGGCTTTTAGATTCTCAGGGCGGAAAAACCAAGTATATGAATATCACACCGGAAGAACTGGCCGCCATTTCCGCGATTTTGCTGGGCGGCCTGAGAGTCAAAATTGAAGTGATTGGCGGGGTCGCGGAGGTTACAGATTGTCCGGACTGTGTTTTTGTCACACTTCTGGATCACGATTGATCTGCTTGCCTGATGAGGCCGCAAGGCCGAAACCGCGCCCGTATTAAAGCGGCGCGCGGTCGCAAGCTAAAAAGGAGGAGTTTATGTCCAACATGAGGCAATTTATAACCGGAACATGCCGACGCTGCGGGGGCATAAAAGAAAGGTCTATCTATCGCCGCTGCGCGCATTGTATTTTATTCCGGCTGGTACGCTGGTTGAAAAAAGCCGCCTGATAAAAAGGAGGGTTTTTCCTTGAAAAACCTTGTGCTCTTTTTGAGTCTTCTTTTGATACACCCCGGCCAGATTAAGGCCGGGATTTCAGACAATGCCGCTGTAAAGGCTATCGCGGGCGAAGCGGAAGGGGAAGGCCCGCGCGGGATGCTGGCCGTTGCCTGTGCACTGCGCAACCGAGGCACTTTAAAGGGCGTCTATGGCCTTCAGGCGGCCCGGATTCGGGCGGGGAGGGTAAACCCCTCAGTCATCCGTACCGCGCGCTGGGCGTGGCGGGAATCGAAAAAGCGCGATATTACAGGCGGCGCGGATCACTGGCATAACCTGAAGCGGGAAGGCCCGCGCAAGTGGACGCGGGAATATAAAAAGACCGTTGTGATCGGCAAGCACGTTTTTTATAAATCAACAGACCAAAGGAGATATATCAAATGATCACAATCCGTAAGCCCGTAAAACGCCGCACGGTCGCCGTTTACCGTGTGCTCTACAATCAGCCCCGCCCCATCGTCGTGACGCTTGCTCCCGGCGATGTGCTTCAGTTTCGCGAAGCAGGGCGGCGCGCGGTTTTTCCTCTCCCGATTGACCGCGCCTTTAAATTCGCCGTGCAGCTGAAAGCCGCGGATGACGCGCGCCGGAAGCGCGAAGAACGCAAGGCGAAAAAAGCGGCTAGAACCGCCAATGGCGTTTCCAGATTGAGGAGCCGGTAACGGCGAAACGCGCGCTTGCCTTACTCCCGTTTGGCCGGCGCGCGTCTCTGGATATTTGAACCCAAGGAGAAAAACCAGTGACCAAGCCGGGGCGTGAGCATCAGCATAAATACGACAGGTGCAAACAAAATCGCGGTGAATTTTTTATCACGTTTAATACTTGCCTTCTTCCACCTGTCTGTAAGAAAAGAATCTACTGTAGGTGTGGGAAGCGCAAGGCCGAGATCAAGCGGCAGAAAGGAAAACCATGAGCGAGAACTGTAAACACGAAGGTAAGATCACCGGGCCAAGATGCCTTTCTTGCAAGACGGAATGGCGAGAGATTATGGATGCCCGTGACCGCGCCCACGCGGAGGACTTGCGGGCCTGTGAAGATAATCGAACGACATGGCAGGAGCTTGCAGAAAAAATCCAGAAGGACAATACCTCGCTCCGCGCCGCGCTGGTGGAGAAGGATAAGGCGTTGAAAAGAATCCCTTGCAGCTGTACTGATTCAGTAGGAGTTTCTTGCGCTCATTATTCTGATAACGAAGCTTGTGCTGAGAGCATTGCCGCTAAAGCCCTCGCCCTGACCCCCGAAGCCGCTGTGAAGTGTCAGTGTAAGCCATGCAGAGAAAATCGTCCTCAGTGGTGTGAAGCCGCTGGGAAGCTTGATGAGCCGCTTGAAAAGCTACTCCGTCAGTTTATGAAAGATTGTGCTGATTTTGAGTGGGAAACCGGACTCAGGCGTAAGTTCTACGGACTTAGGGACAACATCAAGAAGCTGTTTCGTCAGGGCCTAGACGTCGGGAAGGGCCCGGGGAAGGACGGTGGGGTATGAGAGAAGAACTTGTTTTCTGCAAAAATTGTAAGCATAGATGGTTTGGGCCTTGGTGGTGGCGATTACTAAATCTTGGAAACGTCCCCGCTGTTTGCAGATTAACCGAAGAGATAAATTACGGGGATGATCAGCAGACTTCATATACGAAATGCTCCGTGAAAAACTATAACGGATTATGTGAAGAATTTGAACCGAAGAAGTCTGTTGCCCCCTCTCAGCAGGAGGAAAGGTCATGAAGCCCAATAAGATCTATTCCGTGATTGAAGACATGAGCCCTGACGGAAAGCTTACGGTCTTTATGCAAGAAGACGGCGACGTTCTTTTGAGAATTAACAGCCCGAGCAAGGAAGAAGCCGCAACTGTTGAATTTTGCGGTTATGGCGGCGGTGGTAAATCTCCAAAGGTCAGAGAGGCATTAATTAAATTGGCTGATGCCATTGAAGAAACAAATTTGCCTGTCGCCCCCTCGCAAGCCGTGGAGCCCAAGTCTAAGTGTTGCAATGCTGATTCTGGACTTGATGAAGGAAATCTCTGGTGCGTTGCTTGTGGTGGCCCGTTTGAGCCTATGGCCCCCGCCCCGCAGAAGTGTCTAACGGGTGATAAGAATTGCGAGTGCCGAGTTTGCCAGATTGATATTCAGAACGCTCCGAAGGCTCAGGCAGACCATGAGCTGATGCCTCATTTTAATCAAAGTGGCGAAGATATGTTTGAGTGCCGCAAGTGTGAATCTATCGCTCATAGAAAATACTTTGAAAAATGGCCGTGTCTCCCTCCCGCTCAGCCCGAGACTAAGGCCCCGCAGGAACGGGAGGCTATTTGCTTAAACGCTGATTCAGAAATTATGCGCGGAGAAAAGGTTGATAAGAAGTCAGCGGTCGCTCAGCTTTGGACGCTTCTCGATGACATCGACACGGCCTCGGATATGTTCAAGCCTAGCTCCCTCAAGGGCTACGAGAATTTCTATAAGTACGCCATGAAGAAAGTCGCAGAACGTTTCAATCATCTAACGAGCGACGGATACGAGCTTTATCTGCCAGAGGCACGCAAGGAAAGGGAGTCATGAGCTCCCATATACCCTGCACTTGTGAAAAGCCTGGTGATCGGGAACAACTTTTACTTTGGCGCGTAGTGAATTGGCGTGTAATTGCGAGATGCGGAAACACAAGCGCTTTTAACGGCTACCGATGGACTCCAAGCGATTACTCGGAAATCGTTTGCAAAAACTGCAATGGGAAATTCAGAACAAAAGCTAAGTATGTGGAGGAATTGAAAAATGACTGACCCGCAGAACCCCCCGCAGACGCCAAGGAAATACAAAGACTTTGAAGACTTCCTTCAAGAGAAACACGCCGAGCAGTACGCTGGGCTTGATGACGAAATGCCGGATGATTTTAACCGCTGGCTCTGTGAAGAAATCTCACCGGATGAATGGATTGAGTATGGAAATCAGTACGCCGCATCCCGTCCGGCCCCAGAGGCCAAGCGGTCATGCCCGAAACATCCAGAGGGAGGGTTGAGGCACGAATTTATTTATTGCCATTGTGACATGGACAAAGCCGACGCGCTTGAGAAAGCCGAGGACGCGGTAATTGAGGCGGCAAGGAAATTCTGGCGTAAACGTTTCGCTGAACTCGGAGCCGAGTGTGAGCATGGTTTCCTTATTCCGGGATGCACGAATGGAGACTGTGAAGAAAACAATCTTGAGCAGGCCTTCGCCGCCCTCGACAAGCTTGGAGGTGGGAAGTGAAGAAGAAGAAGCATCGGCATGGGTATAAACCGGGTCTTTGTAGTAGCGTGTGCTGGATTTTCAACTATTCCTGTGACCACAAAAAAATGCAAATGCGGCAAGCGGGAGCCCAAGATGACCCCCAAGCTCAAGGAGGCGCGGTGAAGAAAGTTCATATTCAGAAGTTTGACGAGTTTTGCGTTACGAAGCCAAATGAATATTCCCCCTTTAAGCTGGATGAAATGTTTGCGACTCAGCATAGGTTTTATTTGCCACAAAATAAGGTCGGAATGGAATTAAGATTAAACTTTAAGAGGCGTGATGATGGCGAGATTTACTGTTTTATTGATTATATGAGTCGTGATTTACCTTAGTGGATCAAGCAGAAACGTCAGGCGACCGGTGGCACTGCTATGGCCCGCGCTGGCTGGTAGAGCGGCACGACCTTTGGGCGTACGAAAAATAATTCACTAAAATTAAAGAAAATGCTAGACAAAGAGATATTACATGGTATATTTCCCCTACAATGTTTCAAGGAAAAAGAGAAAAATCAAAAAATTGGCGGGGTGGCCGGGTGCTTTGTTCAGGCAGCGGCTATGTCATGGTTTATATCTCATCTGGGAAATATCAGTATGAGCACCGGGTTGTAATGGAGCAAATTCTTGGTAGAAAGTTAAACCGCCATGAAATGGTGCATCATAAAAATGGTGTGAAAGACGATAATCGCCCTGAAAATTTAAAGCTGGTAACGGCGAATGAGCATGCAGCATTTCACGCGCCGGAACGTAAAAGAGTTACTTACGCTTCACATTTTATTATCGAAAATTAAATGGGAGAAATCATGACATCAAATTCAGACGAACCCCGCTTTTCTGATTACCCGCTCTATGTTCCGGATGTGGCCAAGCTCCTGCGTTTTCACCCCCAGTACGTGCGGTTCCTCGCCAAGAAAGGAAAGATTCCGGGTGTTAAAATCTGCGGTCAATGGAGATTTTCTGAAACCGAACTGCGTCAACACCTGATTTCATTTGAAAATTCGCCTGCCACCCACATCAAGACCCGGGAAGTTTCCTCTTAAAGCAAGGACAAGCCGATGGATAAATGGCAGTGCATGGAAGAATTGATCACAGCGGGCTTCACTTTGATCCCGCTTAAAGGCGACAGCAAGTTCCCCTTCGATGGTTTTCCCGATACCCCTTATGAACTGGAATTGGATAGACAAAAATTCCCCGCGAATTATGGGGTGCTTCTTTCTGATGATATTCTGGTCATCGATGTAGATCCCCGAAATTTTGAAATCGATGACAAGCCTCACGCCCGTCTTTTCAGGCAGCTGAATTTCACAATCAAGGACACGGGCACTCCCGTGGTTCAAACAGGATCCGGCGGACTGCATATCTATTTAAAAAAGCCAGCCGACTTTGCTACCCGCGAAAAAATCAAGGGCTTTAAGGGCATTGATTTTAAATCCACGCGCGGCCGCTTTATGGTCGGTCCCGGCTCAATTCACCCCGATACCCGTAAGCCCTACACCCTCATTCAAGGTTCTTTCAAGACCATCATCAATGCTCCTGACGGCTTGTTAAAAATGCTCAAATCCGCTTACAGAAGGAGACCCCATGAGGAAGAAAGAACCAGCGCGGAAATTTCAGACAACGCGGATGACATTGAAAGATTTAAAAATTATCTTCTCTCAGCGGCCCCTGCAATCGAAGGCAACGGCGGGGACCAGCAGACATATTCAGTCGCTTGTCAGGGCTATGCTTTTGGCCTTTCTCAAACGCGAACCTTTGAGCTCATGCTCACAGTCTATAATCCCCGCTGCACTCCGCCGTGGTCACATGATGAACTCTGGGCCAAGGTAGAAAACGCTTTCAAATACGCGCAGGGTTCGGCCGGAGCGCGCAATCCAGAGAAAGAAACTGCTTTTAAAAAGATCGAACTCCCGGCCAATCGCCGCGGACATGCAATCAAATGGGATCGGAATGATAAGGGCGGTCTTAAACCCACGATTCAGAATTGTGTCAATTTTTTTGTGCTTGAAAATTCAGAACTCGCCGGGGGTGTGGCTTTCGATGAATTTCAGGGGGAAGTCAAGATTGTGCGCGCGATGCCGTGGCACAGGAAAAAAGAAATCCCAGCCGGCGGCCTGATGTGGACGGATGATGACACGGTACAGTGCCGCTTCTATCTCAATCACAAATTTGGTTTTGACCCGAAATCACAGCTGCTGGATGAAGGGGTTCTGGCCGCCGCGCACTTTTTTAAAATACACCCGGTCCGTGAATTTCTTCAGGGACTTGTCTGGGACGGGGTTCCCCGGCTCTCTACTTGGCTGAGCACATACGCGGGTGTTCCCGATGATATTTATTCCCGGGATGTCTCCAAAAAAGTTTTAGTGCAGGCTGTGGCTCGCGTTTTTAATCCGGGGATTAAGGTCGATAACGTAATGATTCTTGAAGGTAAACAGGGTGTGGGTAAGTCTTCGCTTGTCCGCATCCTCGGGGGGAAATGGTATGCGGACATTATTGTTGATCCTCACGGGAGAGACACAGTTGACGCCATGCGCGGAAAATGGATTATCGAGTTTTCAGAAATGGAAGTCACTCGTAGAGCAGACGCACAAGCTCTTAAAGCCTTTATCACACGGCAGACTGATCGAGTTCGGCTTGCCTACGGAAGAAGGAGTATTGACTACCCTCGTCAGTGCATATTCATGGGAACAATCAATCCAGACGCTTCCCGAGAATATTTTACAGATACTACTGGCAACAGACGTTTCTGGCCGGTTGTGTGCGGTCAAGTTAGATTTTCTGAACTGGAACGAGACCGTGATCAGCTTCTTGCTGAAGCGGTTGACGCATATTACAAGGGTGAAACACTATTCGTAGAAAATGAGCAGGTGCTCTGTCAAATGGAGCGGGAGCAGGAATCCCGCGTGGTTACGGATCCGTGGACGGACTCTATTGTTGAATTTTTAGAGACGAATGAATTTGTCAGGGATCATAATTTTACCACTACAAAAGAACTGTGGGAGTACGCCTTGCGCGGCACTCCATCTCTTTTTACAAAGCAGCACGCGAACCGGATCTGCAACATCATGCGCAAGCTCGGCTGGACTTATAATGCGTACAATCATCCCGTACAAAAAAACATGAAAATGAAAGCCTTTCGGCAGCATGGGTTTGTCGATTACGGCATAGAAGCAGGGCCCGCGCCCCGCATGGAGGATATTTTGTCATGAATAAAAACCAAGTGATTCAAAAAGAAGGTGAACCTGAAGTGCCGGCTGAAATCATCGCGCAGTCTATTGAAAAATGCGCGCAGGGTTTTGACCGCATGAAAAAATCCGGTCTTTCCGATCGCGCTATTGTCGCGCTTTTGAAAGACGCTACAGGCATGGGCGCGGGGGATATTAAAACCGTGCTCGCGGGTTTGGAAAGCCTTCGCCGCTACTATTTGGTGAAGAAAAAATGACCTCACTTAAATGGTTGGAACATCTCGTTTGCGATGTGGATACCGCGATCGCGCTCTGGACCATGCAGTTTCCCCAGAAAGATACCATGTTTGTGTGGTGCGACACCGGCGTGCTGGATAATCAGAACAAGCCCGTCTACCGGCTCATGCGCCGCGTTGAACTTGTGGACGCGCCGAAGCAATTCATGACAGGTGTGTTCGCGGCTTACACTTCAGAAGAGTTTCAATCGATTCTCCCCCTGAATTTCATGCCTATGCGTATGCGCCCGGGATTATGGTGCATTGTGGATGCTTACGGGACCCAGATGAAAGACCAGAAAGATACAGCCGGAGGAGTAGAAACACGGCAAGTGATCATGGCGCGCGTTTCTGGGTCAGACGCTAAGCAGCCAGCGGAAGCGTTCGGTAGAGCCGCAATCTTCTTGATTCAGGAAGGTCTTTTGAAAATGCAATAAAGTGAACCCAGCTCCTTGACGCGTCGTAAAATAAATACGCTGAGGGGTATATTCAAAGAGCGGAGTCGCCTCTGCTTGCTGGGTTCCATAATCAGCGCGGGACTTATAGTGAGGATCGGGAGCACATCGCCCCGGTAGGTCGGTGCAAGTCCGGCTCCCGCTAAATTCAGGAGAAAAGAAAATGAGCCGCCGTTCTACAAGAATGGGAAATGCCCGCTGGGTTAAGAAAACTCACTTCAGTTTACGCCGTAAGAAGCGCAAAATGCAGCGCATAGCGCGTCGCCGGAATAGAGGAAAATGAAAAAAATACCACGTTCAACAGCCCCCCGCGCGCCGCTCCCGGTCGAACAGGGGTCCTTTGAATCCAAGCCCTTCATAATGGACGGCAAGCCGACCACTGTCAAGGTATCGGAAAAGATGGGGAAAGACGGTGTGATTGAAACACACGTAAACTACACGCGTGTGCCAAAAACACGGCCGAAATCATACCCCCGCGCCATGATAAAATTCCGGTGGTGTCCAGATTGTAATGCAGAAATCATCAGTAACTTTAAAGACCGGCCGCACAAATTCCCCTGCGTCCCGAAGAGGAAAAGATGCCGAAAATAGTTGAGATTGAGGAGTATTTGGAGCGAATCAAGAAGTGCTGCGCCGCGGAAAATCAAAGCCGTCGGCGTAAAAGACGAATGTGTACTGCATGCAGGATAAATCTGCAAAGCGCGATTGATCAGTATTGGAGAGGAAATTTATGAACCTGTATCCTTTTCAGGAAATGGGTGTCCAGTGGCTGCGCAGCCGCGAGTACGCGCTGCTTGCTGATGAAATGGGGCTGGGTAAGACCGTTCAGGCCGTTGTTGCCGCGTCATATCTTCCCGCCGGAAGGCGGCTTGTAGTCTGCCCTGCGTCTTTGAAATACACATGGGAGAGGGCCATAGAAAAATGGACCGGGGAAAAAAGTATTCAGGTCGTTTCAAGTTCGCGCGATAAAATAGATCCCGACGCAAAATGGGTCATCGTGAATTACGATCTTCTTTTATATCGCGACATTTTTATGGGGCTATATCCTCTTGTTTTCCAGCTCGCGGTTTTTGATGAGGCCCATTTTTTAAAAAACGCAGATTCAAAAAGAACCAAACTGATTTTATTGAGGGGCGGACTTGCTTCACGTGCTATCAGAAAATGGTTCTTAACCGGGACCCCGATTCTAAACCGTCCTGTTGAACTTTATCCTCTTTTAAAAGCCGCGGCCCCGGAAGTCATAAAGCCTTTTACTTCTTATTACGGTTACACCAAATATTATTGCGGGGGGTTTCAGGATGGACTCACGTGGTTTGACCGGGGGGCTACGCATATAGAGGAGCTGAACCGGAAATTGACGGGAAGCGGCTTCATGCTCCGCCGTTTGAAATCCGAAGTGCTGCCGGACCTTCCGGAAAAAACCTATGAAGTAATCCCCGTAAAAGTTGAGCAGAAAGAGGAATTTAAGTTTCTGTGGCAGAAGGATGATGTCACGAAAAAAAATCTTGGGGACTATTTTAATGGGGACATGGACAACCTCGGCGCGCTCGCGGCCGCGCGCCAGTATATCGGCCTTGAGAAAATCAAAATTGTTGTGCCGCATATAAAAGCCCTGCTGCTTGAAAAAGAAAAAGTGGTCGTGTTCGCGCATCACCGAGAAGTGGTCGCCCGCCTGATGGAATCACTCGGAGAATTTAACCCTGTCAAAGTCGTAGGAGGAATCAGTGCAAAAGAAAAAGATGAAGCCGAACAGGCTTTCCAGCAGGACCCAGAGTGCCGTGTGTTCGTGGGAAATATCATCGCAGCAGGTACTGGCCTTACTCTTACGGCAGCCGACACATGCGTATTTGCCGAACTTGACTGGACGCCGGGCAATCTCATTCAAGCTAGTGATCGAATACACCGGATCGGACAAAAAAATGCTTGTCTTATACAGATGTTCGTCACAAAAGATTCTATCGAAGAGTACATGCTCCGCCGCCTCGTTGAGAAAAAAGAAGTCTGCGAAAAAGTTCTAGCGACTCAGGATGATATTTTTTCATAATTCCCTCTTAGCCGAGGAAACAGGAGATAAAAATGAAAGCTAATCTGAATCAAGCAACGAGCATCACCGATGAAGAACTCAAGGATGTGATGGACTATCATCCGTGGGATGAAGAAAAAATTCAAAAAGGAAACAAGGTTCGCGCTGCGCTCAGTGAAGCTCTTCGAGTCATCATTGAGAACGTGCCGCCGAGCCCCGATCGCTCCTGCGCTATTCGCAAAATTCGTGATGCGCGTATGGATTGCAATTCCGCGATCACTCACAACGGAAGCTACTAAAACCTTTCGGCTAAGAGGGTTTTTATGGCTGGTGTTAAAAAGAAAACGATCCAGCGACGGAAATACGTAAACAGGTGGAAGCTCAATCGATGGAAAAGGCTTCAGAGCTGGGTCTACAGCCGCTGCCACTACCCGACTTCGCAGAGCTATTATGCGTACGGCGCGAAGGGGACGAAATGCCTGATCACGTGGTTCGAAATTGCACGTGTTTGGTTTCGCGATGTGGCGTGGATGATGGCGGACCCGCATCTGGACCGGATTGATCCAGACGGTCACTACGAATTTTCAAACGTCAGATTCATAGAGGGCAAGGAAAACCTTGCCCGGGTCAGACGACAAAATCGGGAACGAGTCCCGGGAGAGGAAGGTTAAAATATGCCGACCAAGTAAGTCAGCTTCGCGCGTAATCAGACTAAAAACCTAAACAGTGAAAGGAATCACAATGAAAGAATATATCGAAAGATTTTTGAGAGCCATTGAGACTATCGCCCGGGCCTTGGACCGCCAGACTGACCCCTTGATTCAGGAACACCGGAGCTTTGGAATTCCGCCTGTCATGGCTGTCGAAATCGGCGAAAAGACGACTGCCCCTGATGCGGACCTGCTGGGGATGCCCGGAAGTGCGCCTGTGGAGGCCCCGAAGCCCGCGCGTACACCCAAGCCGGCCAAGCCCGCAAAATCGGCGGAAAATGCCCCCGCAGGGCCCGTAAAGCCGATTCTTCTGGCTGATGTTGCCGAGGCAGTCAGAAAACTCATCGCTTCAGACGCGGTGAAAGGGCGTGAAAATGCGGTCAGCATCCTCTCCAAATTTGGAGTCAAGCGCATTTCAGAAATCAAGGAACAGGATTTCCCGAAAGTGGTTGAAGCTGCAAACGCGCTTCTGAACGCGAAGAAGTAACCTATGAGTGAAGATAAAGTACACTCACACATAGGAGCTTCATCCGCCTATCGGTGGTCGGAGTGCCCCGGTTCCCCGAACATGATTGCGAAATGCCCCCCGCAGGAAACAAACCGCTATGCCGCGGAGGGAACCGCAGCTCACATGATCGCGGAAAGATGCGCTCTTCAAGGTGTAGATCCCGATACCTTTTTGGGTGAAGTTATTGAAGTGGAGGGTTTTGAATTCGAAGTCGATGAAGAAATGTGTAACGCAATCCGAGTCTACCTTGAAGTTTTGGCGGAACCGGGTTACGCGACCATGGTTGAGTGCAAAATCGACTTATCACGCCTCCACCCGGGTCTTTTCGGGACTTCAGATGCTATTCAGAGAAATTTTGAAAAGCACAAGATCCGGGTCGTGGACTTCAAGTACGGGAAAGGGAGTGTGGTTGAAGTCCGCATGAATAAGCAGGGCCTTTATTACGTGCTGGGGTCCATCGAAGCGATCTTTCAGAATGAGAAAAAGAGGGTGGAGGATGGAGAAGTAGGCCATCCGATTGAAGACCCCCTGATTTTCGGCTGGGATCAATTTGATGAAATTGAACTGGTCATCGTTCAGCCCCGGGCGCGTCATAAGGATGGTCCGGTGCGCCGCTGGGTTATCCCCAAAGGCGTTCTGGATAAATTTCAGGATGATCTGGTCGCTGCTGCCAAGGAAACAACGCGTCCGGATGCGCCCCTGAAAGCTGGATCATGGTGTAAATTTTGTCCAGCAATCGCGGTCTGTCCCGCGCAAATGCAGCTGATTTCAGACCAATGCCAGACAGATTTTAAAACGATCAATAAGAGTGCCCCCTCTTTACCCAAAGTGGAGAATCTCACCATTGATCAGCTGGCAGGTGTTATGAAATACGCGGATCAGATCAGCGGGTGGCTTAAATCCGTCGAAGCTCATGCTCTTACAATCATGAGCCATGGCACGGCGATTCCGGGATTTAAGCTGGTGAAAAAGAAAGCGAATCGCCGCTGGGTCAATGAGGATGAAGCGAAAAGCGCGCTGTCTCTCTACATGACAGATGATGAAATGCTTTCCCCGCGCGAACTCAAAAGCCCGGCGCAGATTGAAAAAGCCCTGAAGAAACCTGAACGGGAACTGATTAAACCTTTGATCGAAACGCCTGATACCGGCTTGACGATCGCGGAAGAATCGGATCCCCGCCAAGGCATCTCCGGTGGCTCTGTAATGGATGATTTCGATACTATTGGAGTCGGAATCACCGAATTAAAAGACTAAACAAACTCAAAAGCTAAAAAGGAGAAATACCATGGCATCAAAAATCAAGTGTCTTACCCCTAAATTCCGTGTTTCTTTCCCCAGTGTTTTTCAGGCTTCCGCGGCTCCGGGAAGTGACAAGAAACACTACTCTGTGGTCGCGATTTTTGACAAAAAATCGCTCACTTCGGATCCGGTCGCTAAAGATCTGTTTCTGAAAATGAAACAGGCGATGCAGGAGTGCGCCCGGGAAGAGTGGGGCGACAAGATCCCGAAGGATCTGAAAAACCCCTTTCGCGATGGGGGTGAAAAAGAAACGCCCGGGTACGGTCCGGACACCATTTTCATCACGTTCAAAACGGAAGAAAAGAACGGCCGGCCCGGTCTGGTGGACCAGAACATGCAGCGGATCACTGAAGAGGGGATTTTTTACCCCGGCTGCTACGCTCATGCAACGGTCAATCCGTACGCGTGGACGTACATGGGCAAGTCCGGCATTTCCTTCGGCCTTCAGAATCTTCAGAAGGTCGCGGACGGCGAACCGCTTGGCGGCGGTCGCGCGAAGGCGGAAGACGATTTCAGCGCGGTGGCTGAAGCTGGTGGCACGGAAATGAATTCTGATATTGAGGGTCTTTTCCGTTAAACCGCCACACAATCAGACCGGGGGTGTAATAAGCCCCCGGTCTACTTTTTGGAGATCACACACCGATGATTTATATAGACTTTGAAACACGCTCCCGCATCGATCTGAAAAAATCCGGCGCGTGGCGGTACGCTGAAGATGAAAGCACGATAGTGCTTTGCATGGCGTACACCGATGGAAAATCCGATGATGTTTTCTTGTGGACGCCTGAAATGGAACCGTTCATGCAGGCGGCTGAAATTTTCAGGAAAGAAATCGAGCAGGGAAACTTTTTTATCGCGCACAACGCAGGATTTGAGCGCGTAATTTACGAAAATATTATGGTAAAGCGACACGGATTTCCGCGGATCCCGGGTCACTTGTGGCGGTGTTCCGCAGCCAAAGCCGCGGCCCACGCGATTCCCCGCGGCCTTGCCGATGCCTGCGGCGCGCTCGCGCTGCCGATGCAGAAGGACTCTGCTGGTCATGCAGTCATGATGAAGCTCGCCAAACCCCGCAAGCACACGAAAAACGATAAGCGGGACTGGCACAATGACGCGGCCGATTTTGAGAAGCTCTACGCTTACTGCCGTCAGGATATTCGTTCTGAGATCGGGCTCTATGAGCGGCTTCCGGATCTCTCAGAACATGAACAACGCGTCTGGCTTCTTGATCAGGAAATCAATATCCGCGGCATCCGCGTAGATATGGAAACCGTGCATGCCGCTATCCATTTGATCAGGGAGTACAATGAAGAGCTGACCGCCGAGCTCAATGAGATCACGGATCAGGTCATAGGATCCGCTGACGAACGTGAAAAGATTGTCCAGTGGTGCGCTTTAAATGGCCTTGAGCTGCCGAATCTTCAGGCAGGGCAGGTAGAGGACACCCTTTCAGAAGAGCTCCCCCCGCACGTTAAAAACCCCGAAAAGGTCCGCAGGGTCCTAGAGATCAGGAAGCAGCTGGCAAAGACCAGCACTGCTAAATATGAGGCTATTACGCTTGCAGTGTGCGCAGACGGCCGTTTGCGGGACCTTCTCATGTATCATGGGGCTTCGACCGGTAGATGGGCGGGAAAGGGCGTACAGCCCCAAAATCTGCCCCGTAATACGTCAATAAAGGACGTAGAGACGGCTATTACCCTCGTCCGCAGGCGGAATCTTGCTGAATTCAGGCTCTGCTATGAGGACCCCATGGAAACCCTCGCCCAGCTGCTTCGCGCGATGTTTATCGCAAGCCCCGGCAAAATCATGGTGGGCGGAGATTACGCGCAGATCGAAGCCCGTGTACTCTTCTGGCTGTCCGGCGAGACGCTGGGCCTGCGCATGTTCGAACGGGGAGATGATCTCTATCTCGCGCTCGCGCATAAAATCTACAATAACCCGAACCTGACCAAAGAGAACAGCGAGGAACGGCAAGTCGGCAAAAGCGGGACGCTGGGCTGCGGCTTCGGCATGGGTCACAAGAAATTTCGCGAGGACACCGAACGCAAGACGGGCATCGATGTGGGCGAAGAAATGGCGAAGGTCGTTGTTGACACCTACCGCAAGACCTACCCGAACGTCGTGAAATTCTGGTACGCGCAGGAAGCAGCCGCAATCGAAGCTGTGAAAAAAGGCACGATGGTCACCTGCGGGAAAATCAAATGGAAGGTTTTCAGGGGCTTCCTATATTGCCGCCTTCCTTCCGGCCGGTGTCTGGCCTACTGCCATCCAAAAGTCGAAATTGTAGACACGCCGTGGGGGGATAAAAAAGAAGGACTCACCTTCATGCAGGTGAATTCCACGACGAAGAAATGGGAGCGCGGCAAGACCTACGGCGGCGCGCTCACGGAAAACATCGTGCAGGCGGTCGCGCGCGACATCATGGCGGACGCTATGCTTCGGGCGGAAGACATGAACTTTCAGGTTCTGTTGACCGTTCATGATGAATTGATCACAGAGCAGGAGTATCTGGATCATGTGGACGCTTCTAAAATTCTCAAGACTTTAATGGAAAACGCGCCGAGCTGGGCGGAAGGTCTGCCTGTCAAAGCCGAAACATGGGAAGGTTATAGGTACGCCAAATGAGGGGGCCCACCCAGCGTTCCCTGAATCTTCTCCGGCAGCAGGGCTACACGGTTTACATCGTGGAGCATTTCAACGCGTTTGCGAAAGTCCGCCGGGATCTCTTTGGCTTCATTGATATCGTAGCGATTCACCCAGATAAAAAAGGTGTGCTCGGGGTTCAGACAACGAGCGGGAGTAATCTCGCCGCCCGTATCACGAAGGCTGAAGCACTGCCAGCATACGCGCTGTGGCTGAATTGCGGAAACGCCGTTGAGTTTCATGGGTGGCGGAAAATTATCACTGGCAAAACGCAGAAGACTTGGCAGCCTTTAATACGCCGGGTAGATATGGCGGATTTACTCTGATTTAATTCTTTTCAAAATTTCCCGCCTCTGGCCTTCTCCAATCATTGACATATCTGAATATTCAGCACTCCAAAATCCGTTTTGAGCGGTGTCGGTATAGTAAATCCGGTCTTTTTTCAGTACGAAAATAAATTTATCTTTGAGACCGACTTCATTTACAACGTCATCACCTGAAAAAATAATTAGTCTGGCTTCCGGCGAAAATTTATAACCCGGCCCTCTTACGCACTGCCACGTGATCATAGAGAGTATTAAAAATCCAAAGATACCAGCGAGCATTTTAACTATATTCATAAAATCTCCTTTTTAAAATTATAACTTCACAGTACGCGAGATAATATACGAGCAAAAGACAAGTCTGCATCATCCGGTCCGGAAACGCGAAGAACATATTCACTCCAAAAGATGAGAGCCCCGCGATCAGTTCAAAAGCTTTCACCCTATAAAGCCGGCGTACCAAGCTCGCGCAGTAAGCTATTATCAGACCCGCCCCGATAAGTCCGGTTTCCCAAGCCATTTGCAGCCAAGAATTGTGGGCCTGTGGGAAGGGGTTCAGGTCATGTTTATAAATCGGAAATAGCGGTAGAAAAGTATCGATACCATGCCCCATAAGAAACCACTGCCAATTAAACGGACCTGAAATATCCCACGGCCCTATTTTAACAGCATGCGCAGTATCCATGACCCATGTTTTCAGGATCACAAGCCAAGTGATTAAACGGCCGCCATTTGAGGGAATGATCGCGCCCCGGAAGGATCCCCAGTCATAGGCTGCATACAAACCCGCGGCCAAGACAGCAAGCGGCGCGTAAATGAAAAGAAGATTCCTCTTGTTTTTTATTTTGAAAAAATACGAAACAGAAAAATAAGTGATCAGGGAAAGCGCGAAAGTGGAGGACTCGGAAATCAGGCAGAGTGGAATCAAAATAAAAGCGTATTTTTTATTCTTTAAAATCAGAAACGGGGACATCACGGCCAGCAGGGAAGCGTAGCGCATATACTGCATGACGGTTCCAAACATTACGTACCGCGGGATATCCTGACTTATGGGGCGAATTTGGAGTGTCATTTCATCAAGTTCAAAGGCCCGATCAAAACAAAGCAGCTTGTCCATGCCGGCTATCTGGAATATTGACAGGGCGACCTGAACCCAGAAAGCTGTTTCAATCCACCGGAGAATAATATCTGCCTCACACTTCTGAGTCAGCAAATAAAAATAAAATGAAAAAACGATCACAATGTAGGCGTTAAATCCGAGGTACGGAACCTGACTGAAAAAAGCGTTCACAAAAAGATAGACCGCGAGGATTTTCAGGGGCTTTGATAAATCCTGCCAGAGCAGGTAAAAACCAAACAAAGAACTGGCTATGACCAGATAAAGCCAGTGCCAAGAATTCACCATCATCGGAATTCTATAATCAATGATGGGGTGTATGATTAAAAGCGCGAGGAAGATTCCGGAAATATGTGAGAGGATTTTTTTCATCGGGAAAAATGAAACCCGCCAGATGGAAGGGGAGATTCCACCTAGCGGGGTTTCACGTTTTACGGCAGCTGATTCCTGACAATCGTGACACTGGTATTATGCTGAATGATCCAGCCGACACTGTTCACCCAGAGCATAGTCAACGAGTCTTCGACGGCGTCAAAAGTAGCCTTATTCCAGTTCCAGCCGGTAGTAGGGGTGAGTACCCACGTTCCGCCAGACTGAAGAGCCGTGATAATGAAAGTGATGACCTGACCATTGGTTCCGTTGGGAAGGATAGATCCGCGGCCGTCTCCGTCAAGACCGCCCCCGCCGCCAACTCGCTTATTGATCACAGAAAAAGCGATGCCGGCCGTACTCAGAAATGTGGAAGACGAGGACATTGTCGAAGCCCCACCTGCGCGGCCATTGGCGAGCAGAGAAGTCTGGAAGGTGAGGTCCCCTGTGGTATCGCCGTTGCTGGATACCATCGTGACTTTTCCATCGGATTTCGTACATGTGATGCCAGTACCGCAGACGGTCTGGCTCGTCCGCATATTGACTCCGCCTTCTTCATACTGCATGTCCGCAAAAGCAAGAGGCGAAAAAATCATCGCCATCAAAACAATGACACTCAGGATCTTTTTGAAATTCATGTCGCTCTCCTTGTAAAGGGGTTTAAAATTCATGGTTAAAAGTCTTGCACACTATGGAATTTAAATCAAGAAAATTCAGACACCTTTTAAAATAATCACAACCGACCTGATTACGCAAAGGAAGGTAGGTATATGAAGCCACCAATTTGAAAACCCCATTATGAATATGACCGGTACAGTAAAAAACACGCTCAGAAAAGTCCCGAGAAAAACCCCCAGTGTATCCCACTCCCGGTCCATGGGTTCTCCAAAACCGCAGAACATGCGGTAGGCGCAAAGAATCCCATAGGCAGCAGTCAGCAATTCCAAACCAAGGCAGTAATAATGAAAGTTCATTAAAACTCCAATTTGAATTTTAAACCGAATTTCATGTCTTCATCAAAATCAGGATCATATCCCGGGCCGACAAGACTGAAATGGCTCCCCACTTTGGCCGTGGTGTAAGCAGCGGAGCCTACTCGTTTTTTAAGCGGCCTATGTTTCCAAAGACAGACTGGTAAGCAGCGCGGACCAAAGCTTCCGCCTGTTCATCAGAAATCTTGCTTTTTGAGGACTTGATGAGCCACTCTTTAGCGGCGTCCAGCTTTTCCTGACCTTTCCCGGAGCCAAACTTGTCTTCAGCCCAACGGACAGCCAAGCCAGCCAGATAATCGTCAAGCTTGGTATTTGATTCGCGGATCTTGTTGGCAAGGAAAGTGAAAACCTGCTTTCCAAGCCACCCAAGCCCAGCCACAACGCCAGACACGATAACCGGAACGATCACCGGGATCATGACCTGAATCGTCTGAGACACTACCTGCTTCATAATTTCCTGCATGCAATCCTCCTTTTGATCAGTGGAGCCGTGATAAAATCACGCCGGTAAGTATGGTGAAAGGGAGACCTACCGCGGCAGTTAGTATGAGCCAGCCGAATTTTTTCATAAACCCTACATGGTCTTCAACCATTGCCATCTTGAAAACCAGTCCTTTTTTAGGGTCCCCATTTCCAGTAAGTATCCGATGGATATCAGATATTTGCTGCTTCATTTCATCCATACCTGCCCGCCTTTCTTTTTCTGGCATTACGGAGTTTCAATCTCAAGATCAATGAACTCAACGCCGTTGTTGCCGCCGAGATCAACGTAAAGATCATTGAGGATAAGATTTTCATAGGTCTTCTGGATGCTCTGGCCGGCAGGACACTGAAGGGGGATCTTTTCGACTCCTCCGCTGCCCGGAACGCCGTCAAAAATGCGTCCGTAAGACTGGACTCCCGTGGCTTTGCATGTTGCGCTCAGAACGCGAAGTGGGAAAGCGGGGCTGGTTAAATGGCCGGTTGCTGTGACTCTGACGATTACGCTCATTTTATTCTCCTTTGTTATGAAATTCTTTCAACAATAGCCACGACATTGGTAGTACCGTTACAGGTAGTTCCACCACCATGAAAACGCACAACATCATTAGCCGCAAAACGCCGCGTTACCGCAGTATAAAGACCTTGGCTAGCTCCCGCGCTTGTATCTGAGCTCAAATAATTCGCTGTCGTGATAGTCAGGATTCCGGTAGTAAGTTCGTTGGAATTTACCGAAATACCGGTAGTGCAGGAACTGGCCGAACTGTAATCACTCAATCCAAAATAGTAAACGCCGGCGGTATTGATTGTAAAAGTGTCGCCGTTATTTGCGCTGGTAGCCCGAGTAACGTCCCCAGATCCAACGGTGGTAACGTTCGTAAACCGTCGGGTTTTCGTGTCAACCGCTCCTGACCCATTTCCGGTATCCATGGTCAGGCGGAAAGCAGAGAAGGGGGCCACGTAGTCCGTACCGGCACTCGCCGCGGTTAGACCGCCGGATCCATCCCCTTTTTGAATCGCGGATCCACTTGTGCGAAGGGGGCTGCGCTCAACCCCAGAGCCGGCTCCTAAAGTCAAGGGGGTAAAGATGAAAGATAAAATGAGGCATAACGCAAGAAATTTTGAATGTGTTTTAAACATAGCGGCCGCCTTTATGCTTTATAATAGGTTTCAACGGTAACTTTATCCCCGCTGACTGTTGAATCTGCGTAATGATCCGCGAGATTCCCGTTCTCGTCATCTGAAGCCAGATAAGTGCGGCAGTCCGCTCTCCCTGTCCCGCCCCATAAGGGCGTTCCAACTTTGTTCGCCGCGGAAACAGCACTTCCCCCAACATAAACGATACCCGTGTTTGATGTGGCCGCACAAACCGTCATTTCAAAATACTTCTCCGTGCTCGCCCCAAGAACCACAGGCGTCCCTGAAGTCGTGATAGTGACCAGCGTCTGACCCTTCGGTAAATGACGCGCGGCCAAAAGAGTAGTGGAGAAAAGAAGAGTGAAAACCAATAAAGCAGCGAAAGTCTTTTTCATAGATTCTCCTATTTTAATTTTAAATTAAGCGCGGCTTTTTCATCTGCGTTCAGGCCCGCGCTAGAAGCAAGTTTTGCCAGCCCTGATTCACGATCAGATTTTATTTTCTCATTTCTTGAGTTCTTATCGCGTGTAACCTGATCCTTCTCTTCAGCCGTCATCTTCAAGACTGTAGAACCTGAAACTTTAAGATATTCCGGGTCCTCAACATCCCCGGAATCCCCCACGATTATTTTTCGACCCGCTTTTTCCATGGCCCATGTTTCCATAACAGCCCATGTCGAAGTGGGGTCCCCCACTCGATATGTGCCATGGCAGGCCCCTACGACTTTCGAATTCTCAATTTGATAGAAGATCATGGGGTCTCCTTAAAGAGTTTCATAATACCCAACAACACCGAGTTTCAGCTCGATCTGCTGTGTCACGGATTGATATTCAATGATACCGCTTGAATCTACGGGGCACTCAAAATATCCACCACACCCACTCGCTCCTGCCCCATGACCGTCTGTCAACAAGAAGGTAATAGTCTGCGTTGATGAACTCCCGTTGGGACGGAAATTAAAAGTCGTAGTCGTTCCTGTACCGTTATTTCCTAAACTCTGGGCATTAAAAATACCCAGAGTAGCCCCCGCGGGAATGAAAGCGGAGCAGTCAATATCGGTCATTGATGAAGCGGGTGAGGATGTGCTCAGTACGCTTCTGTAAAGATCATAAAGCACTTTGCGGATGGGGCCTTTACCAAACTGGTAGAACTTCAAGAGAGCCGCGGTTCCGTAACGGACCGCTCCTATGCGACGCATAACGGTCCACCCGGAAGGCTTATTGGCCCCCGTCGTGCTGGTATCAAATCCTGCGTCTACTGCCCCCGTCGTGTCATTACGAATGATAAAAATGTGATAGGTGGTATCATTGGCCACGCTGCCGGTGAACATACCCCCGGCGGCACTACCCGCGGCCCAAGCCGCGTCAATCCTTTTGGTAAGAGCCGCCACCGTCACATCGTAAAGATCGTTTGTGTCGCGAAGTTTTCCGGCGGAAATATCAATATCATTCGAAGCGTCCGCCACATTGTTTGAAAGATTCACGCCGTAAATATATCCGGTGGGAAGCGAACGCACCAGCGCGCTTGCTCCAATGTTAAGAAAACCCTCCGTCGTGCTGATCGCCGTAAAAATCGGCTTCACAACATAGCCTATAGTCGTGGGCTGTGTCGCGGTCAGAAGACCCGCGGTGGAAGGACTCAGGTAATACAGGGATCCCGCGGTCAATCCCGAAAGCCCGCTGACATAACCAGCGGTCGCGAGAATAAAAGTATCAGAGTCTATTACCTCAGAAACCATCCCGACAACAACGGCATGAGCTTCAGTATCCGCAGTGGCTTTCGCGTAAGTGGTTCCGTTGTGGTACAAAACATCCTTAACAGAAAAACCGTGCGATGATTTACTGACGCGTATGCTGTTTGAAATTACAGAAAGCGGAGTCCATACGTTTGAAGAAAAACACCTGTACTCGATTCTGGTATCTGTTGAAATATGAATATCCCCCGGGGACGGAGTCGCGGACTTACTCGCGTCGGTTCCCTTTGTGATATTCCCGGAATAGGCAGTGGTAGTCTGAACGAGTGTTAAATTTTCAAGAGTCAACTCATCATCACTCCACCCAAGAACTTTCCCGGCGGACGGCTGCGGAACTTCCACATCCGTTAGAGGGGAAGAGCTGACGAATTTCAAGGACAGCTGAACTTTTTTCAGCAGCTGAAGAATCAAGATGCAGAGTTTATCCAGACCTGTTTCAAGCTGCTCTTCACGAACTCCGCCAACCGCGGGAATATTGACCGATTGATTGTAAGTCCGGTCCCGTTCAATGAAAGAATCCTGAAGTGAAGTGGGCGCGGTCACGTAAGTGACGGTCCCACCTTCAGCAGTAGTGGAGATATTGACAGTGTAATCTGTGCCGTAGACCATCAAGGTCCGGGTCTCATTAGAATTTAAAACTTTGTAAACTTTTAAATCCGTGACACTGTAAATTTTGAACGGAAAATCAAAGGCCGTCTTTGATCCATTACCAGCTTCCCGAATCGTATTCGTAGTATTTGAAATGGACATTGTCGCTCCTGTTATTCTTCACCCTGTGATAATTGGTAATTACTCCAAATCAAACGGCGAAGATCGTCAGTTTCACCCGTCGCAAGTTCGTAAGCCCCAGTAAGGGAACGGCGAAGCTGTGTGTAGGGTAGTTTACCAAAAGCCGACCCAAAATAGAAAGCATTATCTAACACCTTAGTAATATCCCCATCAGCGGCTGCCGTAACCGCTTTCCAAGGTTTAGCTACCATCAGGTCAATGCCGGGGGGTAGAGTCTGAAACCCATTGTATATGGAATTCAGCATAGGCCCAATCCCGGGGATCATCATCAAGCCCCCTTGGATCATAGCTTCAGTCAATTCATCCGGTTCCGTGGGTAGATGACCCGCGCCGACCGCGTACTCAATTAAAAGGTTTAAAATTAAACCCATCGCCATGCCTACCGCGGCCTGCTTACGTCCACCTTTCCATGACCGAGGGAGATCATGCGTCAGGATACCGTAGTTTTGCGAAAGCTGATGTGTGAACTGAAGGAATAAATTCAGGATTTCGTTATTAGTAGCAAAAAGACCCGGAAGATCCTTTGCATTTGTGGCCGGCTGGGTCCGAAGTACGGTCTCCTGCGCAAATTTTACAGCCTCCGCATGACCTACTTTTAGATCCATCATCTGATCATACGCGGCAGTCCAGACCGCGACACGAGTAAACTGGTCCATCATGCGCATCATATCAAAAGCATGCTTAGGAATAGCCCCTAAAATATTTTTTGACTCAAGCGTTTTTAAAGGTGTTTTAAACTCCTGCTGCTCTCTTGATACTTCAGCTTCCGCAAGCTGCGGGTCATTCTTGTAGGCAAAATCTGAAACCTCTTTCCAATGAGTTTGCGCCTGATAAACGCCGTGCATTAAAGACATAGGATTCACCCTACCCAAGGCCGCTGTGATTGATACTGGGGCTTTTAAAGCCGATACCACATTGTAGCCAAGATGAACAAAAGCCGCTGCGTGGCGTGAAGACCGTGCGAAACGATCTATAATACGGATGACCTGATTGTGCGCTCTATACCCCTTGGCGAGCGTCCCAGCGGCCACCCGATTCACGTAATCCTGTAAAGCGTTTTTCACATTGGAACCGAATTCATCGATCAATACTTTGCTAATATCCGGGTCCGCTATCAGGGAATTCAGGTCTTTTACAGCGCGAGCAGCAGCGATGAAATGCTCACGGTTTTCGACCTCTTTAAAATAGATTTCGACAAGTCCCGTTTTGATCGGCTTCAGTTTCACATTCGCGCCGCGGTTCACGCGCGCTTTCCGCAGCCCCTGCCACGCATACCGCTGCTTGTAATCAGCCTGCAATTCAAGGCTTTCAAGGATGTCTTCCTGTGGAGAAAGAGCTGCGGCATTGGGATCCATATCACGATTCATGGGAACGCGTGTCCCGGTCACAAGCGGTAAGTCTTCTTTTCCGTCGGTGTAATTGAGTACCGCGACATTGAGGCGCGGCGCATGCCGGCTCATTTCAGCAACGAGCTCATCCGCCGCGTTTTTATATTTTTGCGGAAGTGCTGCCACAATCGATTCCAGCACCTGACTCGGAATTCCGTTATCATAAATGAGCGCGAGCAAATTGAGATCGTTCCCCATCGCGGCGTAAAAGTGCATGGCTTCTGAAACTGTGACCGGCCGAAAACCATCAACCTGAATTTTGCTGCCCAGCTCGTCAATGGAAATCCCGTTTGTTTTCAAAATCTCAACACCGCGGGCATTTCCTTCCTGAGTATGAAAAAGCTTTGAATCAATCACACGGTTCACCTGATCAATGAACAGCTGTTTCCATATCCCGTTTTCCGTTCCATCAATCATTTCAAGTAGACGAATAGGCGCGAGATTGATCGCGCGTTCTGTCATTCCGGCGAGACGCGCTTTTTCACGTAGAGATTCCTTGCCGCGCTCGGATGAAAGGTAGGGCTCCTCAGGTCTCAGTGTGTCTTTTGTGTACCCCAGAGCGGCCAGCAAAAGCTCTTTTTGAGCTTCCCGGCGTGTACGCCTCTGGTCCATAATCTCCCCATATTTACGTTTCCCCTCTTCTTTTATAAGCTGAATTTGATCGTTAAGTTCTCGTAATTGATCGATTGTGGGGGACCCGTGAAAAGACCGCAAGCGGGCCTGAAGCCGCTCAATTTCACGCCGTTCTTTAATAGTTAAATTTTCAATGTCAGCGGTCTTGATTTTTTTGAGCAATTTCAGCGATTCATGGATACGCTTTTTCTCATTTTGACGAGCTATCGTCGCAACACGGTTCGCGAGTTTCTGGAAAGCCCTATCAACTTTAGCTTCCATAGAATCCATCGCGAGCTGAAGACGTTCACGCACCGCTTCCATGGTCTTACCGAGCTTGCTGACAATCGTCTTCATATCCTGATTTTTAAGCTGTAAAAGATCGGATTCCTTAACTGTGTTCACATCCCGATCGATCAAAAGGTTTGCAAGTTCTTCATCAATTTTGTCATACTGCTGGACCAACTCCTGAAGCCGCGATTCCATCTGATCGACTGTTTTCTGGGTTTTAAGATTCGTCCGATCTTCAACACTTTTCACGACTTTTTTGGCTTCTTCCAGCGTCTCTATTTCCTTTACGATCGCTTCAGCCCGGCGGACCAACATATCAGTCCGGATCCCTGCGCGGCGTTTGGCAAGCTTATCTTCAAGAATACTCGTTTCTCCGAGCATCTCAGAAAGCTGCGCGTCCACGTTTTCATGCTTCTTGATAAGGGCCTCGATTTTTTTATCGATGGCTGCCGTGGCTTTGTTATCCGTTTCCAGCTTTGCCTTCTGAGCTTCAAGCGAATCAAGCTCTTTGAGTATGTTATCAGAATTTTTAATGAGCTCATTGGCCCGGCCCTTCAGCGTTTTATCTTCGACAGTGTCCACGACGGCGTCAACTTTCGACTGGATAGATTTATCCACACGCGCCATTTCATCGGCAAGCTTTGTCTTCAACTCATCTGCGCCCAGCTCCTTCGCGAATTCCACCTGAAGATTTGCTTCAATTTCATCATAAACGGCGTTCACTTCACGCAGGCCGTTAAGACGCTCGGCTTCAGTAAAAGACTCATCTGAAAGCTCATTTTTAATAAATTCATGCACTTCTTTCTGAAATTCGCCACTCTCAAGCGTCTTTGAACTTGCGCGCGAGATCAGATCATCCACTTTTTCTTCCGGGATTCCAAGGCCGCGTAGCTCTTCCTTCAGTCCCATTTTCTCCGAAATAGCCGTGACCGCGCCGGCCGGCGCGCCCAAAATCATTCCGAGAAGACCCGCGCGACCCACCTTTGAAACCGCTTCTACAAGCGTTTCACGGCGTATTCCAGCCAAGTTTGTGATACCTTCTTCACCCGCCTGCTGTGCCATTTCTTCAAGAGCCTGCTCAGCAGCGCGCGCGAAGGTAACTTTGAAAACATTGTCAAGCGTGGCCGCTTTCAAGAACGCAAACGCGCCGATTGCTTCAATACCCCCTTCAATACCCCCCGCAATACTAGAAATTCCTGAAGACATGATTGGCGGCAACCCTTTCGCACGCGCTTCCTCATAGATACCGGCTTTTTGCTGCTGACCAAATACCGCCGCGACAATCGCCGGATTTTTCGTGGCATAAAGAAGACCGATCGAAGTGGCGACAGAAGACGCCCCCGACCCAAGATCAAACATAAATTTGCTAAATTCGCTGTCTGGATTCGTGGGTTTAAAATCAAGGCGATCGGTGAAATCGCGGATTGTGGCGGCAAGCTCACGACCGGTTTCAATCTGAAAATCAGCCAGAGAGCGGGGATTTTCAACGAACTGCTGGGGGATATTAAAACCGATCCGCGTAAAAGTATCAACAGGACCTGTGACAAGCGGATCGGAAACGTCTTTCATCAAGCCCTTGACAAACGGAAAAACCCTGCCGATATTACCTAAGAAACCGGCTGACTCCTTCGCCAGTTCACCCTTTTCAATCATGTTCTGAGCGATCACATTTGGAACTGTGGTCAGCGCGTTCTCAAAAAACCCTTTACCAAGATCCACCAGTCCAAAATAATCAGCCTTGTGACGATTCTCCTGCGTCACCCCGATCTGCTGATCAATGGCTTTACCATTGAGACCGGGCGGCACTTCATACGCCTGCCCTCTGGTGTCATCAAAAACAATAAGGCTGGAATTATCCTCCGGAGAGAAATTTAAGGGCTCCTTATCCCCTTGTAAAACAGGGGTGGACTGTCCGGGATTGTCTTCAGCAGAAAAAGTAAGGTCGGAAGACGCTGGAAGCTGCTCATCTGTGTTCACAGGAATAGGCATTACACCCTCTCACGCTTGAGTTCCCGGCCATTTCCGTCAAAAGTGACTTTCCATTTATTCCCTTGACTATCGCGGCCGATTTTTGTATTACCCACGGAAGAAACTCTCCCACTTACAGGAGTTTCTGTTTTGCCTTCTACACCAGTGGCCACAAGGCTTTTATTATGGTCAAGAACAGCGTTGACACTTCCGGATAGAAAAATAGACTTCGGAAAACGAACTCTCCTGTGTTCATCCAAAGAGGAGATCAGGGCTTTATTAACCCCCGCTGGACTGAAATCATTACCCTGCACCAACCGTTTCCTAAAATCCTCATGGATGGTAACAGCATCCGCTTTGTCTTTAGCGACTCGCGTAATCCCACCCCAGACTTTTACCAGCCAACTAGCCTGAGTATCCGGAACTGCCGCCTGAATTGACAAGGAACTCTGCCGAACTTTTTTCTGCAATTCCGGCAGGAATTCAGTCAGATACTGATTACGCTTGGCATCAGTGATATCCCCTGTAGCGTGCGCCTCAATGACTTCAGCCTGAAAAGCTACCAAGTCGTCAAGAGACGACTTCATATTGACTTTCCCCTTTTTGGTATGCTGCTTTTTATCTTGAGAAAGAGTTTCAAATTTTGTCATAAGATCATAAACTTTATCAACCCGGTCAGCTTCTGTAATACCCTCACGCAAAATACTCTGACGCATACTGGTTTTAAGTGGACCATCCGCGAGCTGTTCGGTAATCGCAAGAGCTCCGACAGGGTCTCCCTTCTTAGATAAATCAAACGCGCTGGTCACGTGCTCAAGATTTGCGGAAACTTCATCCGCTTCTTTTCTCTTCTGGAAATTGAGCACGCCTTCAGTGGCTTCTTTCCGAAGCTGATTGATTTCTTGCGGGGAGAGCCTGCCCTCAAAAATATTTTTCCCGTCTGTACCCCTGCGATTCAAAATGGCTAGAAGTTCTTCCGGTTTTTTGGCCAGCATACCAGTAGCCGCGGCCTTCATGATACCCGCGGGGGACTCAACAGTAAGTTTCTGAGTCTGAAGGGGGTCTAAAACAGCGGAAGCGGCTTTAATAGTGCCCTCTGAACGCTGTAAAAGTTCACTCATGCGCTGCATCTTATCCCCGAAGGACATATTCTCATCCGATCCTATCCGGGCGGCTTCTTCCTCTGAAAGTTTCTGAGCGTCATTGACCTTTGTGTAAGCGATCAGGCCCTGATTCTTATCCGCGGCTTCAATCTCACGCAGAGTACGGCTCTCAATCATGCGCGCGCCATTTTCCATGATCGCGCGTCGAACTGAATCATTGGGGGCGGTCCGGATCCTCTCCTCAACCTGCTTTTCAGCAGCCGCCCTGAATACCGCGGCACGTTCTCTTGGGTCCCCCTCAAAATTTTTAAAGGAATCCTGATGTTCTCTCCACGTGTTTTCCATATCAATGTCCATACTGAGTATGGATTCATTAGCAACAGCTGTATCTTTAGCGGCTTTTCTCTTAACGGAAATATCAAAAGCTGTGTCCGCTACTCTTCCGGCCGCGGACGCAACAGAATCAAAGGCGTTCCCGGTAGAAAAATCTGCTCCCGGGGTCCCTACGACCTGACTTTTTAAATTCTGTCTCTGATATTCTGAAATTTCAGCCATGGATATTCCTAGTTATATGAAACCTGAATTGGGGAACCGTTATCACGAACACCGGATACCGTATTGGGAGATCCATTTAAATTTGAAGCAGACCCCCCGAACAGGTCCGCTCCATAGGCGGACATCCCGCGGGAAATAAAACTACCAACCCCGGTACTCAGGCCGGATAAAAGAGCAGAACGGCCTTCATTACGTGTGATATCAGCCCGTTGCCGGTAAAGTCTCGCTTTAGCGGATCCGCTGCGGATAATGGAATCGACTTCCTCCTGACCGAATTTATAGGTCTCATCCAGAACTGCCAAAGGGGAACCATCCAAAGTGACACCGTTTTTGAGAAAGGCGGACTTTTGATTTGCAGCAAATTTCCGGACGCGGGTCGCGTGAATTTTGGCTTCAATCTGAGCTTCCTGCTCAGTAAGAAGAGCCTGATCCTCAAGAGCCTGCGCCTCTCTTCTCGCCGAGGACTGCTTTTGCATACCCCCGGATATAGAGGAAATCGCGGAAACCGCAGCCATCACCGCCATGAATTGAGCCATTAAAAAAACCTCGCGTAATTGACGTAATTTTTTTTATCAGGGGTGAATTTTTTACTCACTCCCTCTTTTTCAAAACCCAGCCACTCCATCCACCGCGAATGAAATTCATCGTCAAAACTTCCAGTCTGGAAACGATGGCATTTAAAAGTTTCAGCGATAACTTCAATGTAGCGTTTAACCGTTTTCGCAAAACTTACCGGCACTGAACGGACATGGATAGTAGGAACAATCCACCCTTGTAAAACGCCTTGCCAAACAAATATGAAACCCATTACAGCGATGATCCGGCCGTCATAAGTATACGTGACCGCCTGCGCACTTTGTAGCGCAATTTCCACAATCCTTTTCTTCGCTTCCTGCTTGGAAGTCCCCATGAGTTCTTCAGGACGAAGATCCATAATATCAACATGATCCGGCTTAAAACGCACAGAAACAAACGGTTTAATCATTATTTCCCTCTGCATAAATAGCGATCAGCTGGATCGTGCAGGGCTGTGGAGCATCCTGAACTATATAGACTCTAGGTTCTTTTTCCCAAGAATCGGAATACGCTAAATCCTTTACACCTGTAAAAAGCGGCAGCGCGGTCCCAACACGGATAGGCATTTCAGCGGAAATAAAAGGTTCCAGATTATAGAGACTGGTTCCAAATTTTACACCGAGTGTCTGGAAAAAACGGATTCCTACTTTATAAATATTACGCGGTTTGGTTTGAGAAGGGCCCGATGTGCCTGTGACTTCAAGATTCATGGGGGAAACAATACCCGTATAACCCAATCCCACATGAACCACCCCCGCTTGATATTCGAGAGAAATCTCTCCACCGGCTACGACCTGTTCAGTATGCTCCGCGCCATCAGTAACAACCGTGACCGTTCGCCCTTCCAAATGTTCCAGACCTGAAATTTCATCGGTAGTGAAATACCAATTTCCGGCAGCCATTAAATCCAGAGAATCAAAAGCCTGATCAATATAACAAACAGCATGAGTGCTATCGTTGATGGATGTAATTGTAGCCCGGCCGTAACCTTCCCCAGAAATCGCCTTCTTATAAATTTTTCTACCAATGTCAGAGGAAGAAAAAAGAGCCGCGCCCGCGGTAAAAACAACACCTTGAGTTTCTTCAGTAAGGGCCCCGGTTCCCGGAGTCATAGACATGGACTGCTCTGAACCATCATACGTCAGAGAAGAATCGACATAGACTGCTGCCTTTTGATCTTCCGCCAGAGCCCGAAGATACTTGGCCTGATCACTCGCTTCAGATTCGGCGTCCTCCCCAGTATAATAATCTTCGCGTACAGGAAAAACCTGAAGATCCGTAAAATATTCCACATATCTTCGCGTGTTTCCATCGATCTCGCGTTCGACAACAAACCATGTCTGTTCATAGCCATTAACACGGCCGGTAGAACAAACAGACAGGAAAAGATCCTCACCGTTGTAAGTAAGATGATCGTGCCAACCAGAAACGTCCTCCCGGGATTTGAACGTAAGCCCAGCCAATCTGCCGTTATTTAAAACCATCCAGAGAAGATCCGGCCGGCCGGAACGCCACGCCATTTGTTTAATACCAGAAGCCGTAATCGCTTCTGAAAGAAGACTCCGGTCCACAGATATAAAAGAATCGCTGAGGGCGTCAAATTCAAGAGACCTCAAAGTAAGAGACCCCTTCTGAACATAAATGACGATGTTTTCTTTATTGACCGGGGGGACATTGGCCACACCCAGTTTTTGAACAGCCCGAACATTTACTGATGTAGGAGTTATGGACTGCTGCGAGGTCTCCCCTGTAGCCTTGGATTCAGAACCAAAGGACCCAATAAAAAGAAGACGATCCGTTCCAATCATCCAGAGGATATCATTGACTTCATCATCCGCGATCGTGTACGCCACCGCGTGATCAGCGTCTGTGCCTGAAGTGTAATCATCATATCGCGGCGCGCCAGTGGAACTGACAGGGGCCCGCGAACCCAAAAATTTTCCGGGGGATCCTGAAATACCGGAGTGCCAGAGACGACCCTCATAAAAAGTACAGTTCGCTGGAAGCAGAGCCTGATTAGAAGCAAAGCCGTCGGACGTGTACCCTGTATACGCAGTAGTATCAACAGCCACGCCAGCCAAAGTTTTTAAACTGAAATTATCGGCATCTATTTTTACAACTTCATACACCCGGCTATTCAATTCCGTCATCCCTACAATTTCTTCAATGATAATCTGATTGCCTGTAACATATCCATGACCAACACATGTGACAACACCGGGGCTAGCCTGTGTGACCGCACTAATAACTTTTTTTGTGAGAAACGGGTCATTTGTACGAGCGTATCGTGAGAGGGTCCATGAAGTGTGATCGGTACGAGTCAATTTTCTAAGATCATAATAACCATGATCTATGTACATCGTATCCGCATTTTGCGCTACACGAAGCGCGAAAAGATCATTTACTTCGGTGTACGGCGTTGTGATTTCATAAACTTTATTCAGTGTGCCGCCTGAAGCGTAAGCAGTGTAGGCCAAGGTGCTGACATTATTCCCGTCATTATCAGTGAGCTCAAAAGTGTTAGCTGTTTTATTCGCTACAATAAAACTCTTCCCGTTTACTTCTGTCATCCCCACCACCCCAGAAATAAAAACCTCATCACCATTCGAATACCCGTGGCTATTGGCCGTCACAACGCCGGGATTCGCTTGAGTGATGCCCCCTGTAATTGAAACATCGGTCATTAAAATGATCCCGCCGTCTTTGTAAAAACGGAGATACCCTTCTGTAAATTCAAGAACATACGCCTGCTCATCATTGAACTGAAAATCAATGAGATTGGCGATTCTGTTTCTGCGCGTGGGATTTACAAAACGGAGACCGGGCCGAAAAGTAGCGGGACCTTGCGTTTCAGCAATAAAATTCCGCATGATCCGGCAGCCGTTATTTGAAATCGGTAATTCATAACGGCCGTACATTTTGTGGGAGAAAACTCCTCCCGCCAGATTCTGAAAGGTTACTTCTTGATTAGACATTAGCTGAAATATGTATATCGCTGGTCGCGGCCGCGTGACCGCCCCAAACCAACCCGGGCGGATAAAAACGCGCTGCGTTCACGTTTACGAGGGGGACGCTCCTGACCATCAACTGCCCGAGCGTCACGCTTAATATCTTCGCGCAATTTTAAAAGGGTAGCGGCTCTATTTTCAGAGCCGGAAAACTTAGAAGAAATGCGAAGGGCCAATTCAACAGCGAGAAGATCTATAAAAAGAGGATCGAACTTCGACACATCCGTGATATCACGGGTGTAACGGATATAAATGGTGGAATTTGACTCTCCATCCATCAGAATAAAATCACCCTCAAGATCATATTCAGTGGTCAAGGGCTGGCCGTCTGAATCCATCCGAGAGAGAAGGCGGATGAAACCATTGGGTTTCCTGTAAGCCCTGCTGTACCCGACCACGGGTTCGTCACCCGTTGACGGAGTGATGGCGATACGGTGCGACGCAAAATTGAAAGGGTGCTGCCGGAGTGCCGCTCGGCGAGCCTGCGGGTACTGACGGGACATCAGTTCTTCAACTTCAGTGGTGGGGCTCTCGATGTCCACGATGGGTTTCTGCTTCAAATGATCCAGAGCCAGATTACAAATGGCGACCTCATCGATAGGAAAACTCATGGCGACCCCCTAAAGTAAAAAGGACGGCGGAGTGGTGGCCCCGCCGTCCTTTGAAATTTCAACTGCGAATTAACCCTGCAAGAACAGGCCGACCACCGTCACGGTTCCAGCCCCGGAACCGATCGTGTTGAAGGTCAGGGCGATGTCATACCCGGCCTTCTTGGTCAGAAACGTGTGACCAGCGAGCTGGTACAGACGCTTCTGGGCGTTCGCGATATCGACAGACACGAGGCAATCCAGCCCCAGAATCCGGGAATAACCCGCGGAGATATCCATGCCATCAGCAAGGATATCCTTGTCGATTTCGGCTCCGCCGCGTTCATCCGGGTCATACAGACCGCAGTCAACGTCGTTGCAGCCGGTAATCGCATCACAGGAGAGACGGAGCGAGAGCGGAACAACCTCGGCCGGAACATTCTTGAAAAGACGGATCACGGAAGCATCGGAATCGGCCGCCGCGAGTTCAAAGGTCGCAACGCCACCGAAAATCTGCCCCTGACCGGAAACAAACGGGGCGATGTCCAGCTTTCCGGATTCCGTATTGGAATTTGCGTACTCATTTCTGACTGCCATGGTAAACCTCTCTTTTTAAAAGTTTGAGTCCAGTTACGCGCCCACGAGAATTAAACCGTAGTCGTGAATTTCTGAACGAGCAAGCCCTCGGAACGAACGGCTCCGAGTTCACCGATAATCTGAACCTGCGACGTTTCCACGAGATCCGTCCGCTTTTCAACGGTAATTCCAAATTCCTTGGAAAGACCATAGACAAGGCCGCGGCTGGTAGCAGCAACACAGCTCCGGGTAGTGGAAGCGACCGGAAGGATCGGGCTGGGGACCGACGCTCCGTACGGGATCAGCTGGATCCCGAGAGCGGAAGTGATCTCACCCTTGTCGATCACAAACTGGCGGCTGTAGTCACCGCTCACCAGTTCGATTTCCTTCATCAGGGCTTCATGTTCCGTACCGGTAATAAGGAGCATCTTCTTTTCCGGCATGTCCGTGCCGACTTCGTTGTTCATCCAGAACTTGTTGAGTTCCAGAAGCTTTTCATAGGTCACACCGGCAGTAGCCGTGACCGTGTTACCGCCGTCAGTGGCAAAATCGACAGTGGTTTCAAAATTCTCACCGGTGTAAACATCCGCAAAAGCGGCTTCAACACCGACGCGATCGAAAACCCGCTCCATGGCGCGAACACAAGCTTCCGCGTAGCGGCCTTCAGGACTCGTCAGAATACCGCGGACGTCGGCCTGATCGATCGGGAGAGTAACAACAAAACGGCGACGCGAAATCTTGCGTCTCAAGTGCTCGATATCATCGAACACGACAGGCTGGATACGCCCCTGAACTTCGCGAGCCTCAACGGATCCAAGTCCATCATAGGCGAATTTGTCCCCGTTCATAGGGAGAACGGCGAAGTTAGGACGAAGGCGGGAACGGATCTGCTGGGATTTCACGTGCATCATATCCGAAAACTGGATGATGTGCGCTCTGTCAATCGTAATCATGTGAGAACTCCTTTGTGAAAAATTTTAAGAAATAAATTAAAAATATTTTTTCGCAAACGGTCCCGATCTTTCGATCGACGTTCACATAATCCGATGCGTAGGATCGCACGCGCGGAATTCACCGCGATGAGTTCGACCACATAAGTGGGTAACGAACGCCTACTGACGGAAATAATAATCGATCGTTTTTAAAGAATCAATAACTTTCTTGAAATTTTTTAATTGAGGGGTAAAAGAAGGGCCCCGCCCGCGCGGTAATTTCGCGCGCGAGCGGGGGAGAAACTTACTTTATTCTGGCGTAGAGCTGCTGGACTTTCTCAACAGTCTCCTTATGCTTGGGGTCCCACGCATTTTTATAAGCATCGCTCTGCATGAGGGTCTGGGCTTCCTTACGGATAGCTTCTTCACCGCCGGGCGCGCCGCTCCCGCCACCGCCGCGCGGAAGATGATCCTCGCTGACAAACTCCTTGATAATGCCATCCAGAACCCCAGCCAGAATGATCAGGTTCTCGTTGGACAGATTGCCAACGTGAGGCTTGACACCCTCGGGAGTGTACTTGTCAATCATGGCCTTGGCGTTTTGCAGGGCCTTATCCTTGCGTTCTCCGAAAGTATTGAGAGCCAACTTGTCGAAATCCTTATCCAGAGCCTGTGCTCCTGCCTGCGTGTTCTTGGCCATCTGCAACATCATGGCGTTCCAAGCCGGCTCAATGGCCTTAAACTGCCGCTGACTAACGCCGGCTTTATGAAGAATTTCCTGCACGCTCTTCTGGAATTCCGCATTGGATTCCAAGCCCTCTGGGGGCGCACTAAAAACATAACCCTCCGGTTTTTCAGGAACACCGAAAGCCTTGTTGAATTTCTGCCACTCTTCAGGCTTCGCTGTTTCTTCCGGGATCGCGGACGGGCGTTTTCCAAGCTCCGCCTGAAGATCATCGACGCGCTTGAAAAGTGTCGGCAGGTCCTTGGTTTCTTTCACCCACGGCTTATCCGCAAACTCCTTCGGGACCAGCGTTGAAAATTCCGGAACTGTGCCCCCGGCTCCACCCGCTGCGCCACCTCCACCTGCGCCACCTGCGCCACCAGCTCCGCCGGCTCCACCCGCGGCCCCGCCACCGCCGCCTTCACCTGCGCCACCACCATGTCCTCCACCCTCATTATCCCGTCCATGAAGCCATTTTAGAAACATATCACTCTCCTGTTTTTTTTACATGTTATGAAAAAATATAGTCGTCGCTTTCATCAATTCTCAAACCCTGATTTTCAACCGGCATCGTAATGCTCGGGCTCAGATATTTACGAATCTGTAAATACATACTCACCCTTCCGGAATTATAAAGCATGGCCTTATCCTTGACTTCCCATGTTGCGCGGTCAATCACGACCGGAGAAGCAAAAATTCCAGACTGGTCCATAATCCACCGCAGCACTTCCATTCCTTCCGAAGATCCAAAAACGATGTTCAAATTACGGCGTATTTTTGCCTCCTTTTGAACTCGTGACTTTTCCTCATTCTCGTGCTGTTTTATTTGATCTTCAGTCAGAATATTTTTACGGGTCTTGAGCATGGTTTAAGCCGCCTGTTTTTTTGAGGTTTGGGATTGGCCGATATTACGGATCATATCAGAGGCCATAAGCCCCTGCTGCATTTCTGCCTGCATCATAGCCTGTTTATCACGCTCTTTGCGAATGATTTCACGGGCTTCTTTCGAACGCTTGATTTCAGAAGGTGCGCCGGAGATATCCGCGAAACGTGAAACAGAAACATCACCATCAAGATTATCCGTCGCGCCCACAACCCCGCCCTTCTCAAGCATGGCCGCGAACTCCCATGAACGCATGATGCCTTCGGCTTCTTCCGCCTGCATGATCCGCATGGCCGGCGTGAAATACTGGATCCGGTAAACGTCTGCTCCCTTGAGCATCAATTTAACAACCGCATCCGGAATAACGATCGGCTCTTCACCCAGAATAAAAGCAGCTTCATGCTGCAAGGAATTTTTAATCACACCCAAACGTCCCTGCTTGAGAGCGAGATTAAAAGTGCGTTCAATAACGGGTGAGAAAACTTCCTGAATTTGACGCGCGAAGATGGAATTGAGTGTAGCAAAACGGATACGATTACGCATCTGCGCTTCACCCAGCGTCATTTCCGTTTCATTATTAAAATCAAGCAAACGATCGATATAAAAATGATCAGATATCGTTTGGGCCAGACGCTCAAGAAGCTGGACCGTCTGCTTGATTTCTCCGACAGTAAAGAGAGGAAAGACCGGATTATTTTCACCGGCGCGGCCGGAATAATTAAAAACATTGATCGCGTTGGCGGACGTATCAATCTCTTCACCACCCAAGCGTCCGTCATCTAAAACACCGAGCGGCGGGGCCAGATTTTTTTCAATCGCAACAGTCGTAGCTTCCCAGATAATATTGGCTTCCAAAACATCCGGCAGCGCGTCCATGCCGCAGGAACGGCCCTGAATTTCACCGATCAACTTTGTGAAACGCCCGACTTTAATCGGGAGTTCTTCATACCCTTTTTCACGCAGAAGATGCTCAGAATCCACTTCAATGTGAAGAGACTGGAAAGGCATGTTCAAATTATTAAGCTTCGACAAGTCCCTGATCTGACGAGGCTCAACAGCGATCAATATCTCGATTTCCTCATCATACTGCTTGTCATTAAAAAGTTTCTTGACCCGTTGACTTACGGCGTCAATACCATATTCCTTGATGAGCCGCTGAACCGGAAATTTCAGATAAAGATAGACGGTGTCAATTTCCCCGTTCTTCCCCTCATCAAAATACATTTCCTTAACGGACCACGCCCGATACAGGGCGCAGTGCTTTTCATCTTCTGAAATTTCGATTCCTGAAGAACCAAACGCGCCCTGATCGATCATGTACTCATCCAGAGCAGTCAGCAGCCCGCCCTTGGGATTATCCAGAATATCGCGGACCACCTGCGTGATCTGTTCATAATATTTTTTAACCTCTACAGTATCAGGCAGGGTCCGGGGTGGCTGGAACTGGAAACGCTTGGACGCAGAAGGCCACAGCAAACCGACAAGAGTAGAGGCCATGGTTTTGTTGGCTTTCGGTGCTGTGGAATCAAAAATTTCGCGGGTTAAAAATTCTCCCGCGGTAGTTTGACCTTGGAAATTGCAGCGGCGCGTGTGGATGTATTCACCCAGCAGCTGATAAAGAGGATCCCATGGTTCCCGGGTTTTCTTCAGCTGCTTACCACGCTTGATCGCCTCACATACTTTACTCTCAGGGAGAAGAACGGGCATAAATTAAACTCCGAAAAGTTTTCTGGTGCTGGTTTCCGCGTCGCTGAGAACCCCGCGGGCACTGGATGAAATCAGCTGCGCGCGCCCGATTCTTTTGAGGCGTTCGGGATCGTCATCCTCAGATTCTGCTGTGACTGATGGAACCGATCTATTGGACTCCGCGGCAGCAGCCGCAGCTTCACGGTCCCGTTTTTCATTCTGATTTTCACCGAGCCCTAAGAACCCATTTTTTCCGCCAAACAGACCGATGGGATCAAAAAAATTCCCCGCGAAAGTTTTGTGATGTGTGAAAGGAGCTGCGCCCATTAAACGCTCAACTTTTTACTTCCGGTTATAGGATTGCCCAGAACTCCGCGGGCACTGGATGAAATCAGCTGCGCTCGTCCTACGCGCTTTAATTTTTCAGGGTCTTCTGTAGACGACGGCGCGGCGGCAGCGGGGGGTGGAACTGGTTCAGGGAGACGCTGTTCTTTTTTACTTCCTCCGCCAAAAAGTGATCCCATTATCACCCGTCCCTTCGCGTCCTGCTGGTCAAGTGTTTTCCAGAACGCATACGATTCAATGTGTTAAGAGTGCTCGCGCTTTCCGCGCGCGAATTCCCAGCTTGACGGCTGGTAGTATGAACTTTTTTTACAGGAAATGCAAATGTTAAAATACAGCCGTCAAATAAATCGGGGGAAAATCTGAATTTCGCGCGGATCATTTCCTTGGTGGGAAAAATCATCTTCCCGCTGGATGTCGGCTTTGGCTGCGGCATCATCAGGATGTCGCGGTGCAAAACATCAGAATCCGGGATCGATACTTCGCCGTCTTCCTCCTCAATCCAATCCCGAAAAAGCGCGGCCATCTCTGCCCTTTTATTCCCGTAGAGCTCGTCGTTTAACGCCTTCCCCCCAAAGTTCACTCCGATCACTTGCCGGTATCCTCGCTCCCGCAAACGGTCATAGACGCCATGGCCGTGGCCCATGTCAATAAAAAAGCCGTCCGGCTGGTCCCGGTCTATGATCTGCGCGCTGCGGCCGGCGATGTGCATCTGAATCGCCTCATCATCCTTTTCATAAATCCGTGACTCCTGCTTTGTAATCTTGCGGCCCCGCCGCCAAGTCCACACCGTCCGGTCCCGGGTACGGCCGACGTCCAGAGAAACAATCAAGGGGGCGTTTAAATCCTCTTTCATCTGGTTCTTGCGGGCCTTCATGACCTTTTCAGAATTGATAAAAGAATCGGTCGAAGTCTGGAAAGCCTCTGTGACGTTGGCCGGGTATTCCTGCTTGAATTTCCATTTGCCCTTGAGTTCAATTTCCTTGAGGCGTTTCCAGTACATCTGGGCCATATCCAGTTTGTAAGTCTCCATGTACTTCTGTTCTTCCGGATCCAGCACAAAATCTTTAGGGGGATTGGTGCGGTACTCTTCCTGCCAGAACCACGGAACAAAAATCAGGATGTATTCTCCTTTGCCCTCAAGGGCCTCTTGACAGCCGACGTAGAACATGGGGTCCATGCCGTTGGCCGTGGACTCAAGAATCACTTCCGTGTCATCCATGGTCGGGATTGACTGCATGACGCCTGTCTGGATGCCGTCGATTTTTTCCCAGAACGCGACTTCCGAGCCGTGAAAAAGCTGGACCGTTCCGCCGCGGCCCACGTTCTCATTACCCGCGGTCCCGATCGCGTAATCAGAATTAAGCCCGTCAAAAATATATTCGTGTTTTGTGGCGATGCGCGCGATCGGGCGAAGGGGTTCCGGGCAGTTATCCTGAAACCGGTTTACGATCCGGAAAAGTTTTTTGGTGGTCTCGGCCTCGTGGGAGAGAATGAAAACCGAAATGCCGGGGTTACGGGTGGAGCGGTGGTAATACCGCGCGCTGATATAAGTCGAACAGCCCTGCTGCCGGCCTTTTAAAATATACGCGCGGACGCGCCCCGTCAGCCGCTTCTGTTCTTCAAGGCGGGTGTGAATATATTTCTGGGCGGTGTTGAAGATGAAGGGCTCCATCGTGCCCTGTTTGGTCTTGATCTTCAGGGATTTTTCAGCGAAGAACGGCAGGTTTGTTTGCAGCGCGTCGTGCATACGCTGAAGATCGGGGGGCAGGTTCATGCCAGATCATCCAATAAATCATTGGCCGGCGGTTCCTCCGCCTTGATTTCTATGGCCGTGACCATCTTGCGCAGACCTTCCGCGGCGTCCGGGGGAAGGGGCGTGGAAACGGGAACGCCTTGGGAGAGCTGGATCAGGAACTGATAATAATTCGTTCCGCCCGCTCCGGGGGCCTTGGGGTCTTCCACCACCCAATAACGGAGTTCTTTTACAGCATCAAGGTCGCCAAATGACGCGCGCTCGATCAGCTGAAGAGCGATCAATTCCCCGCGGGTCATTTTATCAGGTAGTGTCCCGGTAAAGACAGTCCGGTACTTTTCCAAGTCCTCAACAGGCATTTCAAGCGCAAACTTAATCAGTTCACGCATTGACTGCTTTGATAATTGTTTCACGTGAAACCCTACTTGAAAATCTCATCACCTGCTTCGACACGCTCACCATCGCCCGGGCCGGCCGTGGGGTCCTCGGATTCAGGGGAAACTTCTTCCAGATCATCATCCCCGCCGCGATTTTTCTGGGGTTCCAGCTGCACCGCGTCGTAGGAATCCTTGACGGCCTGACGCGCGTCCTCAATGTCGCTGAAGGAATCAATGGGGGTGGCAAGGCCGTGGATCGAACAAAACTGAATAAGCTCGGGCTTTGACATTTCCATGACGGGTTTTTTGGAAATATCGGTGAACTTGGACGCCGGACGGGTGGCGAGCTTGACATCCATAATCGTGCAGGTCTTCTGGGAAACCGCGTCCGGGTATTTTTCTTTCAGGACTGAGGGCAAAAGCAGCCTCTGGATGATGTACTGAGCGTTGGCGCGGCCGTTGACCATTTCATAAACCGGTACGGACCGCTTGATTTTCATTTTGCTTTTCTGGGACTTGAACCACTTCCACTCCCGTCGGACCTGAATCTCAACTTCGCGCGGAATGAAAAACGTGTGTTCCCAGAATTTCAGCTTTTTCTGTTCGGAATAATACTGCCCCCGGGCTTTGATTTCATAACCTTTTACGAGTTCTTCGGCCATTATGGGCTCCTTTTTGTTAAATAAAAAAATTTTTGATAGCGGGAAGCCTCCCCACGACTCCATGGAGTGTTGGACACAGTCTCCCGCTTGAATGTGGAATCTATTCCTTTTATTTGATACTGTCAACTTTTATTTGGTTTTTTCTTTTTTTTTCTGGCGGTTCTGCTCCTGTTTTACTTTTTTTTCTTTGGGGGGGGGGTTCCTCTTTTTTTTCTATTCTTTTTTGAGGGCGGGAATACACATGCGCAGGGATATTAATTTAATC